GCCGAGCAGTTGGTGACCAAGGTCGTGAAAGGCTACCGGCGGCACGAGTGGCAGAAGATGCGCGAGCGCAACGAGGCGTTGGACTGCCGCGTATACGCCCGGGCCGCGGCGGGCCGCATCGGAATCGACAGGTTCCAGGAGAAGCACTGGGCGGAACTCGAGCGGCGTGTGGCAACTCCCCCACCGAACGGTGGGAAGCCGCAGCAGCAGCGGACGCGCGTGCCGCAACCGCGCAATCAGGTTCGTTTCAAGGTGGAGATCTAAATGCCGTTCAGCCAGACCGATCTCGACGCGCTCGACGCGGCTCGCAAGCAGGGCGCGAAGCGCATCCGGTTTCAGGATCGCGACTTTGAGTTCGACACGATTGACGACTACATCAAGCTCCGGAACCTGATTCTCAACGACATCGCCCAGCAAAGTGGGCCACAGCAGATCCGTCAAGTGCGCATCTACACGAATTCGGGATGGGGCCATTAACCCAAAGTGCCTATCGAGACTTTGATGTCGCTGGCCCGCGCCGCCGGCCACGAGCCGCCGTCCGTACCGCGCGCACCACGTGGCACTCGAAGCATGGGGAACACGCCGTTCGATGCGGCGGGCAAGGGCCGGCGAGGCTTCGGATGGAACCCGAGTTATCTCGGCCTCAACACGCTCCTGTTCTCGCACGGGCTGGAGCTGCTGACCCGAAACCGCGACGCGGTCCGCAACAGCGCGTGGGCGGCCGGGGCGGTGGATTCCTACGTCGCGAACGCCATCGGGCGCGGCATCCGGCTGATCCCGCAGCATCCAGACGAGCAGGTCCGAGAGTTGATCCGGCAGAAGTGGGCGCGATGGATTCGGGAATCGGATGTCGAGTACGACCCGCGCAACCCGGCTTCGGGGCAAACAGACTTCTACGGGCAGCAGATGATCATCGCCCGCGAGGTGATGGAGGCCGGCGAGTGTTTCGTTCGCTTCCGGCCGCGCTCGCCGAAGGAGGGGCTCACGGTGCCGCTCCAGTTGCAGTTGATCGAGGCCGAGCAGTTACCGCTGTGGCGGAACCAGCCGACATCAGACGTGCCCGAGGCGAATCGGGTGCGATGCGGAGTGGAGTTCCGTCCGGATGGCCGCCGGGCCGCGTACCACTTCTGGCGGGCGCATCCGGGCGAGACGATGTTCTATCCGCTCGAAGCGCTCCAGGTGGAGCGGGTACCCGCCAGCGACGTGCTGCACGTCTACAAGCCGGTTCGCGCGGGCCAGTTCCGCGGCCAACCGTGGCTGACGACGGTCCTCGCGAAGCTCTACGAACTGGAGCAGTACACCGACGCCGAGATTGTCCGCAAGAAGATCTCGGCCATGATCACCGGCTTCATCAAGCAGGTGAGTCCGGACAATCCGGTGATGGCGCCCGATCAGACTTCGAACGGGCAAAGCCAGACCGATCCGGGCACGCAGATCTCGAAGCTGGAGCCGGGCACATTCCCGGTGCTGGGTTTCGGCGAAGAGGTTCAGTTCGCCGAGGTCAAGGACAGCGGCGATTACAAGGCGTTCGTCCGGGCGTGCCTTCAGGCGTTCGCGAGTGGCGCGGGCCTGGCTGAGTACCAGATCAGCGGGGATCTCTCGGGGATCAACTACTCGTCGATCCGCGCCGGCCTGCTGGAGTTCCGGCGCAAGTGCGAGCAGTTTCAGTATTCGGTCTTCATCTACCAGGTCTGCCACCCGATCTATCGACGCTGGTTGCGCGAAGCGATGCTCGCGATGGTGTTCGGCGTCGAGTTACTGAACGCCTACGACAAGGATCCGGGGCCCTTCGAAGAGGCGCAGTGGGTGACGCCCGGCTGGCCGTGGGTCGATCCGGAAAAGGACATGAAGGCTGCCGAGCGGGCGATTCGCGATGGACTCTCGACGCGCTCGATCGAGTGTGCTGCGCAAGGGTATGACGCTTCGGTAATCGACGCCGAGCAGAAGGCTGACAATGATCGCGCCGACAGGATGGGGCTTTCCTATGACTCCGATGGCCGGAAGATCCTCACCGGCAGGAACGCAGGAATGACTGAGGAAGAAGTCGAGAAGGATGCCACGGGCGGAAAGGTAGAGGTCCAGTGACGCTGACTCATGTGGCATCACGATTCGTGAACTGCCCCTTGATGATTCACCCGCCGAAGCTGGAGGTGATCATCAAGGCCCTGGGTCCGCGGCTGGGAATCGATCCCGATGCGGTGCTGGCCACGCGCGTACCGATGGACGCCACCGCAACGCTGATGGCGCGTTATGCGGAAGCAGGCGAAGACTGCGATTATGCCGTGCTGGATGGCGTCGCCGTGGTCCCGGTTCAAGGGACGTTGCTCAAGAAAGAGTCGTTCCTGTCCTCGTGGAGCGGCGCCAGTTCGTATGAGCAGATCCAACGTCAAGTGGCGCGCGCCGTCGACGACGCGAGCGTGCGCGCGATCCTGCTCGATGTCGATTCCCCCGGCGGCGAGACGAGCGGATGTTTCGAACTGGCCGACTACATCTACTCGATTCGCGGCGTGAAACCGGTGTACGCCGCCGCGAACGATATTGCGCTGTCGGCGGCCTACGCGATTGCGAGTTCTGCCAGTCGGGTATTCGTGACGCGGACGGGGGCCGTAGGATCGATCGGCGTGTACGCCCTGCACGTCGATCAATCAGCGTTCGACAAGGATCTCGGTGCCAAATACACGTTCATCTTCGCCGGCGAGAAGAAAGTCGACGGCAATCCGCACGAGCCTCTCTCCGAAAACGCACGGGGCGACATTCAGGCAGAGGTGGACCGCGAGTACGGGATCTTCGTCGAGACGGTGGCGCGCAATCGCAAGGCCTCGGCCAAAACCATCGCGGGCACGCAGGCCGGTCTGTTCTGGGCCGACAATGCCATCCCGCTGCTCGCCGACCAGGTGGGCACGCTCGACGACGCCCTGGCGGCGATCACAGGTCAGTTCGACTCGCGTAAGCGAGCGTCAGTTGTAACCAGCGCGGCGACGGCCGCAATTCCAATCGAAGGAGTGCATATGAGCGAAGAAGTGCAAGCCCTCGCCGCGAAAAAGGAAGGCGAGGACACGACCGACGACAAGAAGTCCAAGAAGGACGACGCCAAGGAGCGCGCAAGCAAGAAGCCTCCGGCCGATGACGACGAGGACGAAGACGACGACCAGGAGCAGGCCAAGTCCAAGAAGGCTGCCGCCAGCGTCGTGCCGAGTACGGGTGAAGCGCCAAAGGGCATGCGCGCTGAATCCGACATCCAGGCCATCGCCGCGCTCTGCAAGGTGGCCGGCTACCCCGATAAGGCCGCCGAGTTCCTCATGCAGAGAAACAGCCGGGGCGAATACATGAGCGTCGCGGAGGTCAGCGAAGCCTTGACCCACTCCCGCGTCGCGGAAAGCGAGAAGCACATGATCAGTTCCCACGTGAATCCGAACGCGGGCTCTGGCGGCGTTCAGGAACTCGAGGCGCAATCGATCGCGTTCGCGCGGCAGAACCGTGGCCAGACGACCTCCGGGTTGTACGTCTCCGGAACTGCAACCAAAGTCACCAAGGAGCGTGCCTATGCCCAGATGCTCGAAGAGCACCCCGAGGCCTACGCGGCGTTTCGCGCGCAACACAACGCCAAAGGACTGATCGCCACGCTCGAAGCGGCTGGCATCCGCCTGGCGCGGTAAGGAAAGGAGCAAACGAACATGGCCTACGAACAGACTCTTCACACGATCAGTGCTCTCGCGAGCGCGGACCTGAGCGCGTCTCAGTTCTGCTTCGTCGCGTTGAACTCGAGCGGACAACTCGCGTTGCCGTCGGCTGGCGGCGACGCCGAGGGCATTCTCCAGGACAAACCCAATGGCGCAGGCCTCACCGGCGAGGTCGGCATCCTCGGCGTCAGCAAGCTGGTCGTTGGCACGGCTGGTGTCACCGCAGGCGATCTGCTCGCAACCGACGCCAACGGCAAGGCAGTTACCGCCACTACCGGCAACAAGATCCTCGGCCGCGCGCTGGCGACCGGGGCCGCCGGAGTCATCATCCCGGCGCTTATTCAACAGAAGGGCAAGCTGTAAATCGTCAGCGGCCCGATCACACGAAAAGGAGAAACGTAAATGCCTCAACCGACCTTGGGCGATGTCCATGTAAACCGCCCGCTGACGAACATTTCCGTGGCGTACAGCCAGGAGGCGGCCGGCGTGGAGTTCGTTGCCGACCGCGCCTTCCCTGGAATTCCCGTCGAAAGCAAGAGCGACCTGTACTACACCTATAAG